AAAAAGATAGCGGGTGTGTTAGATGTATAGTTCACGGGATTTCGTCAACGTCTGCCTCCGTCGTAGCATTTAGTGGTCAGCAGTATGCTACCTCCGGCACACCTTATAATTATTTTGCAAACTGTATTGTTTATGATCTTTTCGTCCATAAAAGTGGTGGTTCAGGTATATCTGCAATAGGGTTTGATATTAGTGGTGGACGCGGTAGTGAGGGATACAATTGTACAGCCCATGATGGTACCTCTGGCCGACCTGGTACAGATCTCGCTTATGGCTTTCTTTTAAACAACGGCACGAAAGTACTGAAAAACTGTCTAGCAACTGATTGGGCTGATGCAGATATTTCAGGGACAACTACAGGTGACGATGAATATAATGCTACATCCGATGCAACAGCAGTAGGAACGGGTTCTCTAACAAATATCACCACAGCCGATCAATACGTCTCAACAACCGTTGGCGCTGAGGATTTACATCTTAAAGCCGGTTCTGATTGCATCGACGCAGGCACAGATTTAGGAACTACACCAACGGGTGTGAACATTGATATCGATGGTCGTGACCGTGACGCAGAAGGTGACACTTGGGATATAAGTGCGTATGAGTTTGTAGCAGGCTCATCATTTCAACCGGCCTGGGCTGGAAGCAGTAACACAATATTAGGAGGCGGAACGCTATGATTAAGAATACAGCATCACAAACAATTGGTGGTCAAATAATTACCGCCGCAGATGGGACGCTCTTCGCAGGTACGGTCACAGTATATGTCACCGGGGACGCTGGGACGCAAACAATTGGTTCTGTTGGCTCTGGTATTTGCACCAACGAGGGCAGAGGTTTTTACACCTACGCCCCCGCGCAAGCTGAGACAAACTATGATCACATCGGTTATACGTTTACTGGCACGGGTGCTATTCCAACGACCACGCAGCTTTATACGATACCAGAGGCGCTCGCTACGGCTGCTGCGCTGGCGACAGTAGATACAAATGTTGACGCTATCTTAGTTGATACCGCAGAAATAGGCGTTGCTGGCGCGGGGCTTACTGTTCTGGCAACAGCTACTAACCTTGCCACGGTTGATAGCAATGTGGACGCAGTGCTCGTTGATACAGGCACCACCATCCCTGCGCAGATCACGGCCTTAAATAACTTTAACCCATCATCCGACGCGGTGGCAAATGTAACGCTGGTGGCAACCACCACCACCAATACAGACATGCGCGGCACAGATGCGGCAATGCTCGCAGCCTCATACACCGCGCCCGATAACGCCAGCATTGCCTCAATCCTTACAGACACGGCAGAAATAGGCGTTGCTGGCGCGGGGCTTACTGCCTTGGCTAGTGCGGCGGCCTTAACAACGGTGGATGGCGTGGTTGATGCCGTAAAGCTTAAAACAGATCAATTAGTATTTACGGTTGCTGGCCAAGTAGATTCTAATGCTGAAAGCATGAATGGGGCAGAGATTCTCGGTATTGGAACCTCTGTGAATCTATGGCGCGGTGAGTAATGGGTTCGTTCAGCAGCGGGTCATTTTCTGAAGACTCGTTTAGTGACCAGTCGTTTTTCTTGGCTGCCGCACCCGCAATTGTTAAGCCTGCATTTAGTAGAGCTTCGTTTTCTGATGAGTCATTTAGTGATCAATCATTTTCTATGGGCGGAGTTATCCCGCCTGACGTTACCCCTGTGTATGGTGGCAGGCGTAAATATCAGCCAACATATTATGAATTACACAATAGCCGGGCGGTTGAAGAGCGCTTGCAAGAAGCAGGGCTTGACGTTAAGGCTGCCCAACTAAAGATTGAAGAGCTGGAATTTGATAGGTTAAGCGACCTTGCCGATGAGGGTATGCAGCTTGATCTTATTATACTATTGAAAGAACAAGAAGAGCTGCAACAGATATTATCTGAATTACAGCAACAGAAATTGATGGCGCTACGGGATGACGATGATTTTATAACGCTATTGATGTGCCTACCAATTTAATGCTTGTTTTTAACAAAAAAGGATTGTATTATGCCAGAAGAAACAGATGTTACCGTTAAATCGGATTCGACTGTTGAAGATAGATTTGATGTTGAGACTAATATTGCACCTGAGCCTGAAAAGGTAGAGGCCGCAAAAGAGGTTGTACCAGAGCCGGAACCCAGTGAGGAACCGCAGGAATCAAAACCTATCAATCCCCGTACTGCCCAGAGAAAAGCTGAAAAAGAGCGTTTAATCCGCGACAATGCTGTTATGGCCGAAAAGATAAAGCAGTTTGAGCAGGCTAAGCCTCCGGAAGCAGATGCTCCGGAAGAACGGGATTTTTCCAAAGAACCTGACATTAACGATTACGATGACGCCTTAAAACATATGCGTGACGTCGGCAAATATGACAGAATGCAAGAGGCAAAAGAGGCTGAGGAGAAATCCAACGCGGCTGCTGAGCTAAAACTAATTGAGTCCTTTGATGAAAAGGCCGAGATTTTTAGAGCTGAAAAGCCTGATTTTGATGAAAAGGTTATTGCGTTACTCGAAAGCCAACTCCTAACCCCTCAAATTAAGCAGGCTGTTTTACAGTCTGATATGGGTCATAAGATTGGTTATCACTTAGCGCAGTATGGTTCTGATTTGATGGCATTGAGGGGCTTGCCCCCTGAAATGCTACCAAAAGCTATCAAAGCTATCGAAGCCTTCATTACCGAGGGCGGGAATACACAAGAAAAACCCAGAGTTACGCAAGCAACGCCGCCTTTAGCCCCTCCTGGAAGTACGACTAAGACCGATAGGTCAATAAATTCGTACACCCAAGATGAGATAGAGAACATGCCGCTAAGTGAGTATACCAAAAGGTTTATGCGAAATTAACCGCTACTAATGGAAATTCCCTTAGTAGTTTTTTAACCACTACTAAGGGAATAACATTATGTCGAATCAAGTCCCCATTCAGACTATCATCGCCAAGCGTATGCTTGCGCGTCTGCAAAACAAATTACCAATGACTACCTATGCAAATAAAGATTTTCAGGCTGAGCTTAAGGACTCTGAAAAACGCGCTGGCGGCATTATCAATATTGATAAGCCACCATTGTTTACTGTTCGTGATGGTGAAGTAATGGATGTTCAATCCACAATCATCCCTTCAATCAGCACTTCCTTAAACATGAAGGGCGTTGATGTTTCGGCTAGCCAACTTGATTTGCAGATTTCTTACGATCAAGTTCAAAGCGGCATGATTGATGGCGTACTTGACGGTGCTGCATCTGCATTGGCTGCTAAAGTTGAAGCTGATGGCTTTGATCTAGCGCTTAAGGTAGCCAACGTAGTTGGAACGCCCGGAACTGAAATCACTGATCCTAGCGTTCTAGCAACGGCTGGTGCAATCATCACTTCAAACGGCGGTTTAATCGGCAAGGGCAACCGTTGCGGATTGCTTAACAGCTTCCAAAATGCAAGCTTTGCTACTGGTGTAAAAAACTATTTCAACCCAGTAACGACCGTTGATAACGCTTACGCTGAAGGCTTGCTAGGCAACGGTTACGGCTTCGATCTTTATGATGAGCCTGTAGCTAGTACGTTTACCGCTGGTACTTATGGCGGTACGCCTCTTACTAACGGTGCTAACCAATCGGGCAACTCACTTGTTACTGATGGCTGGACGAGCACGACAACCACGCTTAATGTTGGAGATACGTTCACGCTTGCGGGCGTATATAACCGTAACCCACAAACGGGGCTTTCAACCGGCGCGTTGAAAAACTTTGTTGTAGCTGTGAAAACGGTTACCGATGGCTCGGGTAACTCTACGATTGTAATTGGTGAAGATGGCATTATTTTGACGGGGCCACGCCAAAACGTGATTTCGGCAACTGGTACGGCTGTATTTGCTGATAACTTGGCGATCGTTGTTACTTCTGGTGCTTCGGGTGCAGTATCTAAGCAATCACTTGTTTATGATAAAAAGGCTTTCACCTTCGCAATGGTGCCTCTAGCTAAAGTGCCAAGCAACATGGGTGTTATGTCAACGGTTGTTAATGATAAAATGAGCGGTCTTTCGATCAGTATGAAAGAGGGCTACGATATTACCAACAACCAGCGTGTAGTTCGTTTCGATGTGCTCTATGCATGGCTTGAAACATACCCACAAATTGCAGCTCGTATTTTAGGCTAATCAACATATAAGGATATTTATTATGGCTACTTCTACAGCAACTATTAAAACCTCTACCTTACTGAACCAATATACGGAACAGCCTGATGGTTCACAGGTTAGTGGTACTTTTACTGCAACTGGCGCTAGTGCCGTAACCGTCGCTAATGTGAAAATCACAGCTAATTCAAGCGTTGTGATTACACTTAAAACGGTTGGTGGTACAGTCGGAGCAGTTCCGGCTATTAAAACCATCACGGCTGGCACTGGCTTTACAGTGGCTGGCACTGCTTCTGATACCTCGGTCTATAACTACAAGATTATTTAGTTATGACTAAGAAATCAGAAGCCACCAAGGATGAAGTTAAGGGGGTGGCTGTAAAGGCCATTCCCGAGGCTGAATATCAACGACGCATCAAATTGGTTGTTAGCAACGTTGAGTATATTAATCCTTCATACGATAGGTAAGTTATGGCGTACACGACCCTTAATCTAATAACTGACGTGTTACTAGATATGGGCGTTATAGCCGACCAAGAGACCCCCACAGCTTCACAAAGCGTGGGGGCTTTGGGTAAACTTAACGACCTTATCGAGTCATGGAATATTGACCCGTTAAAGCTTTACGGTGCGACTCAGTACATCTTGCCGTTTGTTACCAATCAAGACACGTATACTATCGGCATTGGCGGCGATTTAAATGTTGCGCGCCCCGATGATATTACTAGCGCGTTTGTTCGCAATACGAATGCCACGCCCTCACAGCAGCAAGATATACCGGTATCCATACTAACAGAGCAGCAATGGGCTGGTGTGCCTGTAAAGTTACAGCAAGGCACCTTTCCTTATGCTGTGTGGTTTAACCAGACCTACCCTCTCATTACCGCACACGTTACCCCCGTTCCAACAGCCACAGACTATAGCTTAGTGTTTTGGGATAAGAGCGCAAATTCTGAGCTTGCATTAAATACGGTTTTAGCGTTACCGCCGGGATATAAGCGCGCAATGAAATACGGATTATTTATCGAGCTTGCCGCTGGTTATCAGATTCAGGTACCGCAAAGCATAGCTACGCTGGCAATAACCTCTAAAATGTCTATCGATAGACAGAATCTTGAAATAAACGAACTGAAAACTAGTGAAGGCATCCGCTATGATATTCTAAGCAATACATTGCGAGGTGTGCCATGGACGCAGGGGTTTTAGGCGGAAGTTCGCAACAAACATCGCTTCCCTTTAATGCTGAGCGCTCCGTTAATTTACATGCTGTTTTAGATAAGGCTGGTATTAAGCCCGCATCTTTATCCGCAAGGCCCGGTAATAATCTATTCGGTAGCGTTGGAGCCGGTGCTGGCAGGCAGGGTTTTTCCGCTACCAATGGCAGGGCTTTTTCTGTATCTGGTTCAGAACTATACGAGATTGACTCAGGCGGTAATGGAACATTGCGCGGTAGTTTGCTCACAAGCTCGGGTGAAATTACGATTGCCGAGAACGGTGCGCAAATGGCGATTTGTGATGGTATTGATCTATATATTTTTAAATATTCAGACAATACATTTCAGCGTGTTGTTAGTGTAAACCTGCCAAGCGCAGCTACCGTTGTCTTTCTTGATGGCTATTTCATAGTAAGCCGCTCGCCAACCAGCGGCATATTTCAAATATCCTCCCCTTATGACGGGTTAACATGGGCAGCATTAGATTTTGCAACAGCGGAGTCATCGCCAGATAATTTAGTGCGCGTTGCCAGCATATTCGGCCAGCTATGGCTGTTTGGCGATATTTCAATAGAGCCATGGAATAACACTGGCGCTGCCTCGTTCCCATTTCAAAGGGTTAATAGCTCAGCACGTCTTGCCGTAGGCACAGCAGCAGCAAACACAGTGCTTGAGCTGGATAATACCGCCTATTGGGTAGGCCAAGATATTAACGGCGCTGGTATCGTTTATAGGGCTGACGGGTTCTCACCACAGCGCATTTCTACTGAAGCTATAGAGCTTCGCATTCAATCCGCGCCCTCTATATCCACATTAAAGGGAATGTCTTATCAAGAGGCTGGGCATATTTTTTATATCATAACTGGCGGAGGCATGGAAACTGCTCTTGTGTTTGATATATCCACCAAAGTATGGACGGAATGGGCCTATCTCAATAATTTTGGCGAATATGAGTTGCCCCTTACTAATCATTTATTTTATTCATTCAATAAAACTTTAGGGTTGAGCAGAGTTTCCGGTAAAGTTTATCACCAATCTTCTGCGTATTACTCCGATGACGGTGAAGAAATTGCAAGAGACAGAATATTCACGCATGTTTTTGACAACGGTAATCCGTTTCTGATCAAAAACCTTGTGATAAATTTTGAGACAGGTGTAGGCAATACAGTCGCCTCAAACCCAAAAGTCATGCTTTATCTGTCTAACGATGGTGGACGTACTTTTTACACGTACTATGAAACGTTCTTAGGAAAGATAGGTAAGTTTCTGACACGTGCAGTGTTCTGGCGTTTAGGCAGGCATAGGCAGTGCACCTTTAGGGTGAGAGTAACCGACGCAGTAAAAACAGCAATAACAGGGGGGCAGTTCAATGAGTAATGACGCCGCACCTATTGCTGATAAACTGCTAGATGATAATGGCAAACTGCGCCCTTCATGGGTTGTCTATTTTTCTGAATTAGCACAGGGCGATATTGGTGTAACATGGAACCCTACAATATTGAATTTAACCAGCGTTGGTATCCCTACAATTAGTGGTGTTTATTATCAGAATTTTGGCTTTACTGATTTCGCAGTCAAGATTGTACCGGGAACAAATACAAGCTCGACTCTTGGCAGCACAACGATAGCCCTGCCATTCAATGTGACAGCGGATGTTTCGGCTGTTGTTGTATCGGGTAACGGGGTAGCATTTGGCACCGTCAGCGCATCAGGTAAAATTATATTTTTGCCTACATGGTCTTTGGTGACTTTGCCGCTAACTATAACGGGACGAGTGAAGAATTAAACTGGATTTAACAACTTTTTTATGTCATAAAATATAGAGGCTTTAATATGCTAGCTAAGGTATCAGACACAAAACAAGTAACGCCCATAAGCGCCCCTTGCTTGAATGTTCGTCTTGTCGCTGATGTTGCCGAGGTTTGGCCTAAGATCAAGCATATGATTGCTGCCTCATGTGACTATAACGGCGGTAGATGCAGCGAAGATGATTGCCTTGAAGAAATCCTAAATGGCGAGCGTCAATTATGGGTTGTTGATGGTAACATAGGTATTGTGATTACGGGTATTATGCCATTCCCGCAAAAAATGTGCGGTATTATCGATGTTTGCACTGGCACTGATTTTCACCTCTGGTCACACTTACTCACTAAAGTTGAAGCTTGGATGAAATTGCAGGGGTGCGATCAAGCATTTTTCGTAGCAAGGCCGGGTATGGAAAAATTGCTAAAAACAAACGGCTATAGAAAAACGCATGCCTTTTTTGAGAAGGAATTGATTAATGGGTAAGATATTAAAAAAGGTAGCATCATTTGCACCTATTGCTTCTGCTTTCATCCCGGGCATAGGGCCTTTGGGTGCAGCAGCATTAGGGGCTGCTGGTGGGTTCGCATCTGGTGGAGGGCTTAAGGGCGCGCTATTGGGTGGTGCGACTAGCGGCTTGGGTGCTGGTTTTGGCAGTAGAATCGGTGGTAGCCTTTTGGGTCAATCAGCTAGCACCGCTGCGTCTAGGGGATTAGGCGGGGCTTTGACTGGTGCTTTCGGCGGATTGGCAAAAGGCGGTGGCCTTAAGAATGCCTTACAGGGCGCTGCATTGGGCGGCTTAGGTGGCTACACCTTTGGCGGCGGCTTAGATGACACACTTTTAGGCCGCACTGCAAGCGATGCATATAATAGTATTGGCAATTCAGCTAGTGGTGCATTAAATGATTTCGGCAATTTCAGCGGCCTAGGGGATGCTTATAATTCAGCATCTGGTGCATTGAATAGATTGGGCGAGGGCGCAAACGATGTTTATGAAGGTAGCGGCCTGCAGGATGCTTTCAGAAGCGGCGGTGACGCGTTAGAATCTATTGGCGTAGGGACTGGAAGTGAAAGCTTATCTGCGCAGCCTTCAGTTGGCGGCGGCCCATCGGTTTACGGATCATCGGTTGGCGGTTTTGATGGGATTGAAAACCCAGTTGGCTTATCGTCTAGTGTATCGTTAGAAAACGCCCCAGATTTCGGGGCTAATAATTCAAACTCATCATCAGGGGCTTCTCAAGTGGCAAATTCAGTACCTAATAACAACCGCCTATCATCGGTAGCAAGCGCACTGCTTGGTAGCTTTTCAAACGATAAAGCAGAAGAGGCTTTATTAAAAGGTCAGCAGGCCAATCAAGCATTGCTATCGCCTTATGCTGGCGGGTTTGATTTCAATCCAGGGGATTTAACACAAGACCCCGGATATCAGTTTAATCTTGAGGAAGGTGAACGCGCACAACAACGCGCACAGCTTGCCCGCGGTGGATTTTTCTCCGGCAACGCGTTAAAAGAGGCTAGTCAATTCAGCCAAGGATTAGCAGATAATACATATGGCAACGCATATAATCGCGCACTACAAGGTCGCCAAGCGGGTTTGCAGGGAGACTTGGCTAACGCTGGTGTCAATACCGATATTGGCAACATTAGGGCTAATTCAGCAACCAACACTGGCAACCTCTATAGTGGAGCTTTGGGCAGTCTTTTGAATGGCAATTCATTTACTAATACTGGTGCATTACAAGGTGGCTTTGATATCCAAGACTTCCTGCGCCGCAACGGAATAGGGAACTCATCTTATGCCAGTTGATCTAGGGGTATTTGGTAGGCAAAAAACTATTGTCAACCAGCAGCAAATGCAGGATGCTTTTGAATTAAAAAAAGCGATGGTGCAGGGGCGGTTGCAACAAAATCAACTGTCTAATGATATTGCTTTAAGCAAAATTAGCAGTGGGGCGAACTTGCCAGCAGCCATGCAATTGGCCAATGAATATGAAGAGGCCGTTGCTTCTGGCAATCAAGAACGTGCCAATAACCTTATTATGTTTTCCAAGTCACTTGATAAGGGCATTTTCCCTAATGCATCCTCGCCACAATCTATGGCTAGATTCCCGGAAAACAATTTTAACCCCGCACCTGATGAGAAAAGTGTATTTAACCCTGTGCCAGCAATGCAACCGTTGCCCGGCGACTCGCCGGCTGATATTTTCCCTAGTGCACAAACTACGCCTCCACAAGGCCAAGGATTTGAGCAAACGCTGAGCGCACCATCAGTGGTGTCTATTCCCGGGTATGATGCAGCATTAGCTAACCGTAGCGCTGCAATCAAGGGAGCTGAGGAGGTTGCGAAGAAGGGTGTGCAGCTTGGTTACGACCCTCTTATTGCGAGCCGTAAAGCTACGGCAGAAGGAAAAGCAAAACAGGTTTTGGCTAATGATAAAACACTAGGAAACCTTGAATCAATGCGCGCGTCTATTGATGATGCAAAAATATTGGTACCAAAAGTATCAATGACCGGGCCTATATTGGGTAGATTGGCTGGTGTGACGCAAGACCCTGATTATAGAAACCTTCAAGGAGCGCTTAACTCTATTACCTTGCAAGCCAAAGATCTTTATAATCTTGGCTCAGGTCAAGGATTTACAGACGCTGACAGGGATTTCTTGCAAGAAATTGTTTCCGGTAAATATGCTAGGGCCGATGCCATGCCGATGGCACTTGCTCGACTAGACCAAGCCCTTGCCCGCCGAGAGGAATTTTTATTGAAGCAAAACTCTAGATATGGCTCCCAAGATTACGCCCCCCGCCAAATAGCCCCGCCAAAAGATGATAATTCTGGTCTATCTCAACAAGAGCAAGATGAGCTGAATGAATTGCGCACACGGTACAAGCGATGAATGACCGTCAGGAACTCGCAGATTTAAGGCGCATGGCTGAGCTTGAGGCTAAGTCAGGGGTTGCTGCACCTGAAGCGAAGAAAGGAAAAACTTTAGGCTCTCGTCTTAATGATAGTTATGACGAACGCTTAGGGCAAATGGATAAAATCGCAGACAGTTACGTTGCAGGTGACATTGGGATGACTGAGGCAGCGACCTTGCAGGGCTTGAAGTTCGCACAACAGTTGCCGGACGCTGCTGGGTCTGCTATTGCTAGCGGGTTTTCTGCATTGCCTGATTTTATACAAGAACCAATTAGAGGGGGGGCGGCCAGTGGAATTAGTAGCGCTCTTAATACTGATACGGGTAAGTATCTTGCTAATAAAGTGGCTGGTGCGGTGGAATCCTATCAGGATTTTGAAAAGAACAACCCAGTCTGGGCGAGAAGAGCTGGGGCTTTGCTTGATGTTGGGGGTATCGCTGCACCATTCGTCAAAATCGCAGGTACGAATGCTATTACTGCCGCTACTGACGCCGTGGCGGGCACGGGTAAGGCCGGATTGAATGGCGCTGCCAGTCTTGGCGCTGTAGCTGCGAGCGCTGTCACGCCCAGGGTCGATGATAACCTTATAGACGTTGCAGGGCTGGCAAAAAAGCACAATGTTCGATTGTCTTTAGACCAAGTTTCTGGAAGCAAGGCAATAAACAATGTGCAAAAACTTAGCCAAGAGCTGCCCTTTTCAGGGCAAGATGCTTTCCGTAACGTCCAGCGCCAAGACTGGCAAAAAAGCCTATTTAAAACTATTGGAATGGATGAGTCAAAATTTACGCCAGAAACAATGAAGCGCGCTTTTTCGGAAGCTGGCGGCGAATTTGATGCAGTTACCAGTGGCAAGACATTTAACATAGGCGGGTCCTTTCTAGATGATTTGGCTAAGCTTAGCGACGAAATTCCATCACTTTATGGCAAAGATGCCGCTGAAACCTTCCAACGAGAAGCGCTGAAGGTAATTAATGACATTCAGGGGGATACAATACCCGGCTCAGTTGTGGCCTTCCAGCGTGCGCGGCTTAATGCTTTGGCTAGAAAGGCTAGCGGCGAGAACTCTATGGCGCTGCGCGATTTAGAGTCAGCATTGGTTGACGGAATTAACAGTACTGATCCTACAATTAAATCAGCATTGAAGCAGGCCAAGCATCGTTATAAAAATTTAATAGTTATCGAGCCGCTTGCGGCTAAGGCGAAGGGCGGCTTCATTAGCCCCTCACAGTTAAATAATCGTGTTTCTAGGGTTTACGGTAGAGCGCATACAGTGGGTGAGTCTGGCGATATTGGCGAACTTGCTAGAATAGGTCGCGAACTATTGCCAGAGCTTGGCGGATCAGATACCATGCAAAAGGCTATTTATGCATTAAGTGGCAAAGCTTTGATTGGTGGCGCTACAACAGGTGCAGCGGCTATAAATGCACCTCTAACAGCAGTGGCTCTTGGTGCCAATAGAATTGCTCAACATCTTGTCAACAGGAATCAATCCTTAATTAATAGAGCCATTAAGAATGCTAAGGCTAAGGAATCACGCAAGCTAACCAAACAGGATTTACAAAAAGCTTTTGAAGGAAAAAAGGCCACTAAAATAAGGATAAGTCCGTAGAAAAAGGAAACCCCATAATGTCAGTAATATTACTTCCCCCTATATTCCAGTTTTTAGATAACAACGGCGATCCGTTGGCGAATGGCTTTGTTTACACTTATGCCGCGGGCACAACCTCGCCGTTGGATACGTTTACTAGTAATGCTGGAACTGTTGCGGCACCTAATCCTATTGAACTTAATGCAGCAGGCCGTCCTACATCTGGCAGCGGTGCAATCTGGGGTGAAGGCGCTTATAAATTCATAGTTCAAGATTCAAATAATGTTCAAGTAGGTGACGCGTTAGATAATGTAACTTCTTTTAACTCACTGGCAGAAGCGGCCGATGCTTACGCTGAAACCTTTTCAGGTGATGGAGTGCAAACGGTTTTCACCACCTCCGACGATCTAGGAACAGACCCGAAGGGGTTAACAGTCAGCACCGCCTCTGGCCTGCAAGAAATAGCAATAAACGGCACCTTTTCCAGTGATTCGGATTGGACGAAAGGCACGGGCTGGACAATTGCTTCGGGAGTTGCAACAGCGGCTGGCGCTATATCAACGGCAATCAGCCAAGTGCCGGTTATTACGCTTTTAGCGGGACAAGCTTATGCCGTAACTTATACTATCACACGCTCCGCTGGCGGCTTAATCCCCTCTCTTGGCGGGCAGGATGGAATAGAGCGTACGGCTTCTGGGACATATCGTGAAATTATCGTTGCGGCGGCTACTACTCCAATTGCATTTACTGGCAATTCTTTTACAGGAACGCTTGATAGCGTATCTGTTACCGTTGCCACTAGCCAGAATATGGCATTACTGCCTGTAACAGCTTATACGATAAGCGGCACTACTCTAACCTTTGCTTCTCCCCCGGCTCTTGGTGTCAATAATATTGATGTCCGAAACCCCTCCCTTCTTTTAGGCGCAGCAACAACAGCAGCCAACTTAGCGCAATTATATGCAGCGAATGCGTTAACTAGTGAAACAAACGCAGCAGGGTCTGCTGCTAGTGCAGCGGCTTTCGCAGCAGCAAATAATCAATGGGTTTTCTCTACCACAACTACGATGGCAGACCCTGCTACGGGCAATCTTAGATTAAACAATGCAACTATCGCAAGCGCCACTCAAATTGCTATTAGCGATCTATCTGGTAATTCAGGTAATCCTGATTTAGGTGCATGGATTGAAACCTTTGATGATGCTGGTGGAACAAATAGCGGTTCAATTTTCATCTTTAAAGACAATGCTAACTTTGCAATCTTTAACGTAAATTCAGCGTTAACTGATAATACTTCATGGCATCAAATACCTGTTACCTATATTGCCGGTGCTGGAACTATAGCAGATACCAATGATATTTTTATTGGTTTTGCTGCGAGTGGCACGAATCTTGTAACGGGCGGAATAACCGCTCTAACCGGTGATGTAACGGCTTCTGGTTCCGGCTCGGTAGCCGCTACGATTGCAACAGTTACAGCAGCAAAGGGCGGCACTGGGCTAACCGCTGTTGGCACATCGGGCAACATCCTAACCAGTAATGGTACGATCTG